CAGTATGGTAGAATTTAAAAGTATGAATAATGTTTTGTGTAAGTTTAAAAAACGCAAAATGAATTTCTTTTTCATAAATATCACTACGTATTTTAGGATCTGGTTCGTTATTGTATCTTACTATAGCGTTTTCCGTATCCTGAGTAAAATAATTTTTACTCTTTTTCCTTCTTTTGCGCATTATTATTGGTCATTTTTAAATTGAGATAACTTTTTTTGTATTTTTTGTACTTCATTAAAAAACCAACCGATTTCATCATCTGACTTAAATGTTCCTTTTTCATCTATTTGTTTAAGTCTTTTTTCAGAGAAGGTGATGTGCTCCTCTATTTTATCTATAAATTCTTGTTGGGAAACAATAATGTCCTCTGCTGTTTCATTTTTTGTTAAAAGGTTAAAGGTCGTATAACCTAATATACTGACCAATAACGATAAGACCCCAATAATAATTTCTAGTATCATAAATTATCTAGCATAGTTTTTAGCCCTGGACTTGATATAGTATTTAAGGCTTTTGATTTTGTACTAGGTTTCGACTTTAATGTATAATTTTTCTTTTGCCCCTCCACGTTATTTTGAGAAAACTTTGGTAACCATTCTACTTCAAACTCAATACGTGCAGCCATCATGTCAGCTTGATGTAAAATAAATGGTAAAGATGTACGTGGTTTTTGTTCAGGCATATATCCTTTTAAATATTTCTCATTAGCTGTATCATATAAACCATCATGTGTTTGGATAGCTAACATTTCATTAAATGAATATGAAATATCATGTTGTTGTAATAAGAATAAACCACGATCTGGTACAGCAGCAAATGCTAATTTTTTATTAAACATGTAATCCTCACCTAATTTATCTTTTCTCCATTGATCTGTTTGAGGTATATAGGCATCATGGTCTTTATCTCCCATTTTACCTAAATCATGATTTATAGCAGAAAATATTAATTCTTCTTTAGTAAATGTAGTCATATCACAACCCATTTCTTTCCACATATCATATAATCTAAGGGATCCCTCAACTACTCTATTTACATGAGCAACATAACCTCCTGGGAATGCTCCATGATATTCTTTTTTATGAGCAGCTGGCATTAATATAACACGTTCTTCGTAACGTTTATAAAAATTAAGTAATTGCTCACCCCTATTTCCTGGGATATGTACTTTTATATTGTCTAGGAATACTTCCCAATTTGATTGGATTTGTTCTGCTGATAATTTCATAACTATTTATTTTAAATTTTCTTTTAATGTTTCTTCCATTTCTTTTGGTATGAAAGGTGACCACTTATTTTTAGGACAACCTGCTGACATTGATCTTGTTTTTAATGGTAATGAACACCCACAATCTGAACAACATGGTTGCATACCTGGTACTGCGCAATGAGTGCCTACATTATCAAAATACTCACACTGAGTGCATATGCCATATCTAATTCGAGCGATTTCTTCAACTTCTTCATTAGTAAATACTTTATTTTTAATTCCTTCATATATTAAATCAAGGTTACCAAAAGCATTTATTAATTTGTTAAATCGATTCACACTTATTATCTGATGGGATTCTGTTCGTTAGCAGAAAAAGGCTCTCTTTCTATTATACCTTTAATATCTTCCATTATTTCCTGAGCTTTGTTAAGTCCCGTTCTATAAGTTTCTACAGGTTCCTGGGTGTTAACTATTCTATGCAAATTCATTAATGTGCTATCTAGTGCTTCCAATTTTCTGTATAGTAAATTTCTGTTTCTCATTTTATTATAAACTTTATTATTAATTTCTATCCAACCCCCTCTTATCAACCTTTATCTCTATCCCTTTTTCCAAAACCCCGTGATATAAATATACGAGAAGAAAGGAGGTATTCCAAGTTATTTTTTAAATTCTCCTAACTATTTCTTGGATGTTATGAAGATGTGAACATTTTTCATATTCTTCAATTTCCTCAAAATATTTTATTGACATACCTAGTGTACTATATAATAATTTAGGATCAAAATTAATTATGGCATTAACATCATCATGGTGGGATAAATCAATTTGACTAATATATTCCCAAGATTTGTTATAAATAGAATATTCAGATGCTTCTTTAGTTGTACTAGGATTAAAATTTGGTTTTTCGTGTTTTAAAAACTTTTCTAGTTTTTGATGGAATACTTGATGATTTTGTATTAATTTTACGAACATGCCTAATTTAGCAAAAGGCCCTTCCATAAATTTTTTAATTTCTTTCTTTGTTTTTTCATCCTTAATTTCAGTACCTTCCATAAACAAATTGAAAATCTTATTTTTATCTATCATCTTTTACCACCATTATATTCTACAGCATGTCCCTCTGTTATTAATAAATCATTTAATTTAACATCTCCAAAGAATATTTCTCCTAAACATCTTCCAAATTTCCCAACTCCTTGAGATTGCAATATAAAATAGTTTTTGTGTTTTTTAAACATATCAACAACATATTGTTTAGCTGCTAATCCTCTAGCTTTTTCTTCTAAATCTCTAGTACGAGATTCTGGGGTGTTAATCCCAACTAGCCTTATTCTAACTTTCTTCCAGGTATCAAACCCTAAATCTACTGAGGCATCAACAGTATCACCATCGACTACTCTATCTAATTTTGCGTTATATATGTACATATCAACGTTTGGTTATAAATATGTATTATTTATCTAATTCTGCTAATTCTTTTTCTATATCAGATTTAATTTGGGTAAGTATGTTAAATTCTTTAACAACATCCTTTTTATCTGGATTTTCTGGGTGGTACCTCCATACCTCTTCCATAACTGTATTAGTAGCTACTAAATCTTCTATTAATTCTGATTTTTGGTGGTCTAATTTTTCTTTATCTGTCATTTTATTTATATTTATTTCCTATTAAATTAACTGCTTGTTTTGCTTCTTCCAAACTAATTTGAAAAAATTCCTTTTGTCTATTTACTCTATAATTTTCTAATTTATGGTGTACTTCTCTTTCAATAATTTCACCATTAAAACATTTGTATGCCCATTCAACTTTATAAGGTAAAGCAACACCTGTTGCAGAGGATATTTGTTTTGCTCTTTCATCAGGTGTTTTTTTAGTATAACCTATTTTGAGTAAATCCGGGGTAGTGGGATTTGATAATATATAAACCCACTGATCCCCTTCTCCTTTGTCAGAATATAAACCTACTTTTTTAGCTGTATAGTAAGTTACTTTATCCCAACCTTTACCTCTTTCACTAGGGGTTAAAGTAAAATATTTAGCATATTCTACTCCTTTATTACCATAATTTTCTTTTAATGGTATATACCCCTTAGCTTCTTCTATTGAAATTCTAGTTAAATTCATTAGGCATTAACATATTCAAGTGCAACATCAAACATCTTACTATTCAGATCCATATCTTGTTTAAAGTTTTTAATCTGTCTAGCTTTTCTATGTTTAGTACCAATTGTATAATCAAAATCACCTTCAATGATTTTTTCTTGGATTACATTAAATACACTCCATAAATCCTCACCTTTATCTTCTGGTCTAACTGGAGTAATAAATTCATCCATATCAATAGTAATTCTTTTAAGCTCATCTTCTGGGAACCTAACTGCTAACATATCTTTAGCAAATTTTACAATTGATTCTTGTTCCATTTTAGTACTAATCATATTATTCATTGATTCTACTGTTAATGGTAATCTTTCTGTCATTTCTTGAATTTGTTTTTGTAATTCATCAAAATCATAACCCATATGTCTGATTGAAACTTTTTCAAATTCATTAGTTGAAATAACTAATCCATTTTCACAAATCATTCTAAATAATCCTGCGGTAAATGTAAATGCATTTTTACCATCATGTGAATTAGTTAATAATATTTGTGGAAAAACAGTATCAATTGGATTTTTCTTTGCGAATGTACCATCAGTTCTTCTATAACCTGTAGGAGATGTAATTGACTCTCTAATATTATTCGGCATTTGGTTAATTACAATATCTGGATTTCTAAATACTACAAGGTGTTTTTGGAAACCTATAGTACTTTTTTGTCTAGCACTAACTTCTTTAGCATCAATGGCTTTCCAACCTAATAATTTCATATCATCAATCAACTTATAAGTTGGGATATGTGAATATTTACTTGATACCTCAGGAGAAGGCACAGTTGAGAATATACTTGGAGCGATATCTCTTAACTCATCTTTTGTCAATTCTTGACTTTTACTTAAATCTAACATAACTTTTATTTTATTTTTTAATTATTAATATGGGGTAAATATACGAAAGAAAGCCTGGGGAGCCAAGCTTCCTGTGCATTACTTTTAGTAAAATATCCAAAGTGAAAACCAAAATAAATAAAATACTAATGCAACAAATAAAAACCCTGTTATCATATCTATTTTTTGCTCATACTTTTTCAAAAACTTTCTCATAACTTTTATTTTTTTACTAATAAACTTGGTGAAACTGTGTAAACACTAAATAAATCATCTACACCTTGAACTTTAATATTCTTATTATTAATTTTAGTAATTCTAAAATCTACACTAGATGGTATTTTTTTATGATTTATACCAACTATATCACCTACTCTAAATTCTGATTTAATATCATAGCTTATTTCTGATCTACGAATTTCAACTTGTCTTCTAATGTCTCTAATTTCTGATTGATCTGAATTTTTAATGAATTCTAACACTTCGTTTAAATTTGACATAACCTTTATTTTTAATTATTAATACGCCGTGAATATACGAAAAGTATCCTGGGGAGCCAAATAAGTGCGCGGGGAAAGTAAGAAGTTTTTATGCAACAAATACAGCATATACCGAAACCTTAGAATTTTTTTTAGATATAACTCGTCTTTCTAAAATTTCAGGCTCAATTTTTTTATCTTCTGACCAATATTTTGGATTTGTACTATTTAATTTTCTTTTCTTAGGCATTATATTAAGATATAGTTAATTCTAAATCACCCGTACCTCTTAACATAGAAGAACCTGCTGCTATTGTAGATGAAGGGGCGAATTGGAGAGTTGCTATTGTATTAGGTTGTAAAACAACTGACCACATATAAGAAGAAGTGACTAAAGTTGCATCATCAATTCCACTAAATGCACTAAAAGTACCTATTGCATTTGTAGTTGTACTTCCCGAATAATTACCATTTACATTTTTAACTTGTTCCATTGTAAAATAAACAGAACCAGTTGAAGAGTTCCCAAAAAGAAATGTTGTTGCTCCAGAAATTTCTTCTGTTGCTACTCCTGCTCCATATAATTGATCCGATGTATAAGTTGCCATAATTGCTGTTTATTATACATATAAAAGAATTTCAAAACGACTCTTTCTCCTCTACAATTCCACATCTATAAATACGTATATATTAACTAATATAAGATGTTTTAAAAAATTACGTGGAATAAACGATATATTTTCGTATATTGTGGTTAGCGGGGTGGAGAAGTGGTTATCTCGTTGGGCTCATAACCCAAAGGTCGGAGGTTCGAATCCTTCTCCCGCAACTAAATATTGATATATGGAATTAATTTATTTTATTAGTGGTATTTTAACAGTAGGTGTTGTTTATGGGGTAATATTATTACGTCATGTAAAGTCTTCACATACGTCGTTACTGGAGTCGAATCAACATTCCACAAATATCTCTTCTATAAGATATGCTGAAATGCAAGAGAAGCTGGAAGATATGACAGGGCATATGCATTCGGTGAAAGAGATTATGAAAAAGGATTCTTATGAAAATTTAACCAAAATTAAGAAGAGGATAGGTGTTATGGGTGATGATATTATAAACATTCAGAAAACTCTAAATAATGATGTTAGTGCGACGGAGAAGAATTTTAACAAAGCCTTTTCGGAGATACAAACTATAAAAAGTCAATTTAAATCATTGGTTCAAGATCCCAATTTTCTAAATAGATATTAAATATAAGTATATATTTTCCTCGGGTCCAAGAAGTTTTCGAAAGAAAGCAGTTGCCATTTTATGATTTTCTATCATTTGGGCCAAAATGGAAAAAGGCCCCCTTTTTGGGGGCCTAATCTTAATGGTCTTCTTCTTTTTTCATATGAGCGATAAGACTAGGATAAAGTTTATATAATTCATCCATCAACCACTTGTCTATTAATTTAAGTATTCTAATAATCTGTTTCATAAAATATAAGTATATACAATCGGTGGTGTAAGATCGTGTTCGAGTTATAAATATATCTACACCTTTTCCCTCATATATACACGCTATATGGACACCAACGCGCGTGGTATTATGGGGGTATGTACGCGTACGGTATATGGCATGGCCATAACTATAATATATAATCCAGTATGTAATGATAAGGTAGTAAGTACCGCGGCGGGAAAGTATAAGTAATAAGTATAGCGGTACCCATCATCAACTGAGTAATTACTACCGTCGTAGTCTCCTACCCATACCGCCTATTGCGTCACTTAAATATACGAATATTAGCCTATGTAGCCAAATGTATTAGCAATTATTGCATTAATATTGTTGTATTCACAACGTATTTAATGTATTATTGCGTTATCCTCAATGTTATCTGAATGTTCACGTGTGTTCATTGCGTTGTTCACAAGTATATACTCGTCGAGTCGAAATTGGTTGGCTTGCGCCGCATAAAGGTTAGTACAACTCCGCTCTCATTCCACATACCACATATATTTTTGGTCACCTACTATATACTAAACTACCAATATCAGTAGCTAAACATATTTGTAGGTCACACTTTATATATAGTTAGATACACGTTGTGATTTTATCTATTTGGCTTTCTAACACGCGCTTTAGCTTGCGTTTTAACACGTTTCTTACGTGATTTGAATGCGCTAGGCATCCACTCCATTAATTGCGTATACAATTGTTTATGACTGTTTTTACTCATGTTTATTTAATTTTACCCAGTTTAAAAATCAGCGTCGAATACTATTTCACTATCAGTATCCTCATCTCCGCTATAATATTTTTTGAATAATTTATTATCCTCTTCTATACAATCATCGCATACTATCTTCTTAGATACACTACAAAGTAAATTATCGTATACTAATAATTCAGCTTCGAATTCTGGATCCAAATTAGCCCTACTCCAATCACCATTATCCCCCCATATCTTATTCCTACCAAACATGTCTATCTTCTCCTCCATGAAATCCAATATTGGAGTGTCTGTAACAGCTTGACTAGGTCTACTAGTAGGCTTCCCACACCAAGCACAATGTTTAATCTTCTTCTTGGCCATACATGCATTTTAAGTCTCCATTAATGTCTTCCTCCGTTATATCAAATTCTGATTTAGGTTTAACTACATTTCCCTTATCGTCTACCTCTGGTGCTATATGCATTTCATAAATTATCCACCCCCAAAATAAGGCGAATACCCCTAATACCACTATTGCTTCTGTTGTTACACTCATTTTGTATATACGTATTAAATTATTAGATTATGTTGTCGAGAGCTTTGTTTTGTTATTCTATTATAATTGCGTCTTCTATTTCTTTGCATATCAAAAAATTATTATCTCTTTGTAAGACTTTATTTCCACCACATTCATGTACATATAAACCTAATACTCTTCTATTAACTGTTCCATTGCTATTTAAAAATTGAGTGGCTTTAATTTCACTTAGTATTTCAAAGTTTATTCCTTCATTAAATATTACCTTACTTACATTCATGACTTACTTAATTCGTCTATTTCCTGTTGTAATTTTTGAATTGTTTGCTTAGAATTTTCAACACCAATACTAGTTTTTAATTCTAATATCATGTTTGATATTGATGCTATTTTTTCTAATTTTTCATCTTTGGTCATTGTTTTTTGTTTTTTACCCTTTAACCATTCAAGGGCGTTATTCATAAAGTGATTCATATTAATATGTGTTTAATGAGTTTATAAAATGTATTGTCCATGCTACTAACCCATTTAATTGTAGTACTACTAGATTCCATTGTCTACGAATTGAAACCTGAATTAATACACAAATAAACCCGATTATAAATAGGATAGGTTCAACTGTCCATTGTCCTGCCATTAAAAATCCTGCTCCCATATAACCTATTCTAGTACCTAAACGTTCAATAGGGTTTAATTTTCTATCTCTAACCATTGCCCTTAATATGGGCATCCATCTTGCTTTAATTTTTTTCATATTAATTAGATAAAAAGATTAGAACTGATAATATAGCCATTATACCTGTTATGCCAATCAAAGCCATAATTGCATGTCCTTCTACTTGTTCTTTTCTTCTACCTTGTCTGTATTTAATATCTTCTTCTGTCATAAAATTTTATTTATTACCCATATGTATTATTACTTCGCTATAGTATTCTAAAAAATGTTCATTATATAAATCCCAAGTAATATCAATACCATCAACTGAATATACTTTAACAGTATTAAATCTTGATAAGTAATAATCTCTAAATTTTCTAAATAGTGGTTTTTCTTTAGGCCAACCTAGATGCCACTCTCCTACTATACAACCAACATTATTTAATAAAAAATCAATATTTTCATCAGTAAATATATGATATTCATCTCCTTCAATATCCATTTTTAAAAAATCTATTTTATCAATGCCAAATAAATTAATAAAATTATTAAATGTAGTAGTTTCATAGAAATTCTTTTCATTACCATACTGGGGATCTAATTCTAGATCTGTTATTCCATTACCATTAGTTATAGCTTTGTTAATTTGAGTTACAGGATAACCAATAGTATTTTTAACTAAATATGGAAAATTACCTCTTGAAGGCTCTAAACAAAAAACATGTTTAGGATTTTTACATAAAATAGAATATGTAAATGGACCAACACTTGCTCCTATGTCTACTACTATATCTCCTTCTTTTACTTGAAATACTCTCTCATAATGTTTTTCAGACATTTCTTGTGATACAATTAATTGCATCTTTTTACCCATTATACCCCAATCAAATTTTTCAAAATCCATTTCTATTTTGTTTTCCATAATACTTGTATACAAACTAATATAAAAGCCAAACATAAACTAACTAATGTTTTAGCTGTAATTCCTTGTTTAAATAAATAACTAACTCCTAAAGCATAAATAGATATACCAACACTAAATCCTATAAATCTCGCGGGCCATAATAATCCTTCAAAACCAGCTACTGTATGTCTAGTACCCCAAATATAAAATAATGATATTACTACCCCAAATAGTGCTAGAATAATATCATTTTTAGCAAACCATTCCCATTTAAATTGACCATTAAGTTGAAAAAAAACACAAGCATGACCTAAAATAAACCAAAATACACCTAAAAATAAAGAATCAAATTTCATATTAATACCATCTCCAACTTAAACAAATAAGAAATAAATAAATATTAAATTCATTCCAATCTTCTTCTTCCATTTTATCCATATACTGGAACCCAATAAGAGGTCCGTGTGCTAATCCTATTATTTTAAAATCCATTATTTTAAATTATTTTGTAATTGAACTAAACCATCGATTACTTCATTTAATACTTTAGGTGTAAATGTAATACCTTTTTTAGTAGGTAATCGTTTACCATCTTCCGCATCATAAAATTCTCTTACATCAACATAAGGATGACCTTCATATTCACGTAATTCAATCTGAACGTAATTCGTTTTATTTTTCTTAATTTCTATTATTTTACTCATGTTTACAATTTTTAGTGTGTTTAAACCATCCTCCACATTTACATTTTATGTAATGAACAGTTCCTATTATTAAAGGTGATGATGCAGCTGCTGTCCAAATATTTGGATGCCAATGTTCACCGCAAAGACCTAAAGTATGTTTTATAACTTCTACCATTTTATTAATTTAATTTAATTGGATCATATATTCTACCATCTTCTATTTGTTTATCTAATGGAAATTCTACTAAATTTACCGCTAATTGTTTTGGAACTTTAGAATATGGAATATATGTTTTTATTTCCCTTTTTGTTTTTAATTTACCATTAATTTTTTTAACTATTTCCCCTGCTAATTCTGTAGCAATATGATATCTATGAAAATCTTTATTTCTAGGATATTTGAAGAAATTTATATTATCATAATGTTTGATATCGATAAGTATATTATGTTTATTTAAACCTAAATCCATTCCTGTTTTAAGTAAATTATAAAGTTTCATATAATCATATATTGGCCCTGTAAGACAAATATCTATATCAGTTGTATTTTTAGGATCTATTACATATTTACCTCCTAAATACACATTATAATCCTCTAAGTCTAATTGTTTAAAATCTTCCCACCAACTATTTACTTTACTAATTGGAACAGGTGACATCCAGAGTGTTGTTGTCTCTATAGGACCTATTTTATAATAAAACTTATCAATCATTTAATTATAACATTAAATTTTTATTTTCTAAAAACATCCAAAAACGTTCCAGCCAAAGATTAATTCTAACATCTTCAACTAAATCGTCTCCAGACATACCATTTAATTTTTTACCCGCAACATAGGCTATCCCCATATCACAATAATCTCTTGCCTTATTAGGCTCGTTCAATTTAATAAATTCTTTTGCCTTATCCAAGCAATGGTGTAAAATTTGTTTTTCTGGTCTCATATTATTTATCGTAAATTCCGTATTTTATTTCATTTAATAAATTAACTAACTGTACCTTGGAAGCTGAAAATTGCCCGCTTTCTAGAGTGTCTAAAATATCATTTAATTTTCTATATAATAACTCTTTATCCATTATTTTTAATTATTTGATTAATATCTTCTCTTGATTGCCATCCAATGACATCCATTTGATCAATCCCTTGTGATTCATCTATAATAGCTACTTCAAAAGATGAAAATTGACTAGGATGAGGATTATCTTTAAAATCAGCTATGGAAGCACCTCCAGGATTACTATACATTCCTGGTCCTGCTACTACAGATAATATTTTACCATTATCTAAAGTTAAATTAGCTGATATACATTTTTTTGAATTACTGTGTTCTTTGAAATATAAATTTTTAAACTCTGCCATATTATCTTGTGTTTTTAATTTCGTTAATCCAATCAAAATCTGGTTCACTATGACTTCTTTATCTGTGTCGAAACCTTTTTGCATTCCGATATCAAACCAATATTCTAATATTTGTGTATTTCCATGATGACTCATAACCTTTATTTTATATTATTTAATTTTTTCCACATCTCAACTCCATGAAACATTTCACCTTGAGGTCCTTTTCTAGGTAAATCTTTTTGAAGACCCAATTCATGTATTCCTTGAAATATATTCACTGGTTTACCTTGCTTTTCTTGCTCTATCAACCACTTTATTAATTCTGTTCTCATAACCTTTATTCTTATTTACGTCGTAAATATACGAACTTTATCTCAGGTAGCCAAATTTTTACGCGGGTTTCTCAACAAGAGTTATGATTTCTTTTTCAATAAAACCTTGTTTTTTATAATGTTTTAATGTAGAAGGCTTACAGTAAGCCATTAATTTATAATTATTGAAGTGCTCACTTACGTAATTAAATCTAAATTCCCATAACATTTTATAAATTCCCTTACCCCTGTATTCTGGTTTAACGAATGCATCTTCAAATTTGATTACATTATTTGGTAAAAAAGACATATTACACCAACCAACTTCATTTTTATCACAGATCGCTACCCAACCACAAGAAGAATGTCTTGCGGGATCAGGTGTAGCCGTTGGCAACCTAAAACCAATTATATTAATATCCATGAAATCGGGGAATTATATCTATAAATATATACAGATAAAAAAAGAGCGCTAATGCGCTCTAATTTATTTTAAAATGTGTACCTGCTTACATAAATCTTTTGAAATGTTCTTTTAAGTCTTCGTCCAAATCACCAGCACTAGGGAACATATAACCATAATTAGCATCAAAGAATTCCTCAAAATCTCTTAATCCATCTTTATAGGATTTACCCCAAATCATATCCCAATCTTCATGTGTATTAAAATACTCACCTACTACTTTTTCATCAACCATAGTTTCCTCTGGTTTGTTTGGGTTTCTATAGTAATCCATAAGATAATTAGCTACTGATTCCTCTTCAGCTACTGCTTCATCTATATTAGTAAGATTACTTTTATATTCTGGTTTTTTATTACCTTTTCTGTCTATATTCATTACTTCATCTAATTTTCTATTAGGATCTAAAGCTTTTAATGCTTTTAATTTATCACTATCATTAAGAATTCCTGCATCTATTAATTTAACAACATGCCATAAGTTCATATCTGCTGTTCCCATATTAAGTAAATCAGATAATTTTTGATCACCAATATCATTTTCATTCATTGGTCCTTTATTCCTACCAAATGCTATCTCTTCTACGGCATTAATGAAATCATCTTTATCAATATGACCTTTGTCAAGCATCATTACCTGATATCTTAGTCTATTAATCATATTGGCTTCGGCTGAGGAGATAATCCTATCATCATCATATTCTTCTTTAATACCAGCTTCTTCTTGAGATGATTCAATTGCTGCTTGTCTAGCTTCATCAAATT